TATTAATTATAAAATCTCTATTATTAATATTTATATATCATTTTACTCTTTAAAATTTTATCTAGTATATCTCTATATCATTCATTTTGTTTATTATTGTCTAACAGTATAGACACCATCAATATTAACTATTTTAGGATATAATGTTTTATTGCTAGTATTCATATTGATTTGAGAATTGTTATTATCGGATATATCCACATTATTGCCATTCTCAGTAATACTATCACCTAGAGTATTCGATCTATTATTTCTCTTCTGTTTAATCCATTTTACGATTTTGGCATCTGATACTTTATAATCACCACTAGCTGTAAAGAATCTTGTCAATGCATTACTAAAGGATCCTAGTAATCTGTAACTAAGTCCATGTTGTCTATACAAAGTATAAGAATTCACTATAATATGAAATAACATTATAGACATTTTATATAAGAGATACATTCCTAATAAACTCGATGTAATATTGCCGATATTTGTAGCCAATTTATAAAATGCATTAAATGATGTAACTAATATTTTATTCATATGTTTCTCTTTGATTACATTTTCTATGGTCATACTATCTGTGCTAATATCGTCACCAGATAGAGCCCTACCGAAATTCTTTAAGATCAATTTATCAGATCCTTTATTTCTTAATAGCAACTCATATTCTTTTAATTGCTCATTTGTATATAACATATGTTTTCCAAATGAACTACTTTCTTCATATATCCAGCTATTATTTCTATTCGGGTCAAGTATTATAGGATTATCATTTACAATCGATAAAGAAGGTGAGGTCTGTATCCAAATATTGTTAACTTTATATAAATTAGGAGCTACTGGTGAACATATTATTTCTTCACTATTAATGGATAATATATGAGTCTGAGAATTCCTATACATGCTGATATTGTTATAAATAACTGGTAGATATTGATAACATTTATCAGTATGATGTACCTCTACAATTACTTCTTTACATTTATTAATGTAATAGACATCACCTCTAAGCTCTATCATATACCCTCTCTGACCGAAGACTTCTATAATAAAATGATCATTATTTGTTTCTGTGATCGCTAGTAATTGATTGTATTGTTTTCGCCTTAACTCACAAAATGATCTCTCTAAATGTAATGATAATTGACTCATTTGAGATGAATAATGCCTATCTAAGTAGATAATCCTTGACATTAAATTAGTAGTGATGTCTAGTGACAATAATTCACTAGAAGATCCTTCAAATTTGTCTGAGTTTTTATATTCATATTTGTATACGAAGATCTTCGGATTAGATAACAACATGACTCGTTTATGACATTTGGTACTATATTTATCGATTTCAACAGCAAATGCTGTATCAGTGTTATTTACTACCCAAATAATCCTTCCATCAGGGTATATATATGATAATGCTGACCCATCATATAAGATAACTAAATCATTTGCATCACACATATTTTGTTTAGTATATTTCCAATACTTAATACTACCATCTCTTGTAATTCCATATTGCATAGATAATAAATGTGGTTTATTCTCAATCATTATATACAGACTTGATTTATCATAATTGATATAATCTTCTTGATATTGAATTTCGTAAGTGTCATAGGATACTATATCTTTATAGTAATGATCATTAATATTGATATTAGTGCCACTACATTTACCATCATCCACCTTACCAATATTATGAATAGTTTTAGTATTCATAATTCTTGGTTTTAAGTCTCCTATTATAGTATCATATTCTGTTTGGTATCTATTGAATTCATGTAAATTATCACACGCTTCTCTAGACAATTTAATATAATGAATTGACATTCCATTAGTAACTGGTTGTATATCACTAAACATAGCACAATGATATAAGAGTCTTGTGTGTTTAATGTAACAAGTTCTAACATTTAACGTCGACGTGTCCTTTTCTTGAACGATCTGGATTAGAGCATTTATAGGCTCGGTAATAGTTCTATTACTCGTGCAAGGTAGTACATCTAAAGATGATATGATTGATCTTTCATTAGTATATTTAGTACAATCGTAAGCTGTAGTACTTAATGCATACACAGTATGATTTGATATCATACTTAATATCATCATTATAAATGATATGCACAACATTTTGTATAAACTGTTCCTCATTAAGATATTTAATACCATGATTATAAAAAGTATCGCAAAGTATTCTGTTACAAGATATAAGTATATTAATGGATCTAATGTAACATACAGTAAATCGTAAATAGCATGAAATAGCTCAAATTGCAAAATGAAAACTAAAATAGATATCATAAATAAAAAGAAATAGTTTTAAAAGAATATAAAATTTATATTTAATGACTTTTCTCATTCATGCATTAATTTATTCTTCACCTCTATCGATTATTTCCTCCCCTAATGAAGCATAATAATTTCTAATTCTAGCACCATATCTGATACCTTTGAGATATGAAATATAAAATTTTGTTTCATCTTTTCCTAATGATTCATAATAAGTACCAAGATTATCAGGTATCTCTTTATTATCTATATTAATATTAGACATATGTAAGTAATGTCTGGAATAACGAGCACAATTGATTAATTCGTCTCTTTCTGCGAACTGAGCAGAAGTCAAACCTACTAATATACCTTCTAGTAATAATAAATCATTAATGAACCTTATTTTATCACCTAATGATTTAGCTTTAATATCTCTGGTTACTCTGATTGTACTGTTATCTAAATGTTGTTCTAAGGCTAATTTCCTATTCATAATTGTTCTATAATACTCAGGTGTAGATTGGGCTACATTAGGTGTTAGATCTAGATGCATTAGCTCTTTACATAATGGCTTTAAGAATGAGCCTGGAGGTTTAAGTGTTTCAGGATATTCTGCTACCATAGCTATATGAACCACTCTATCACTTTTCATTACTTCTTTATTATATTCTTGAATTTCTACATCAAAGAACTTATACATTTTATAGATTTCTACATCTGTTAGAGTCTTTGCGTTTAATGGATCTCTGTGATCATTCCTAATACCAAACAAGTAAAATTCATACGGATTATTTGATGCTTGAGGTTTCTCAAGATACAAATCTTTCGAAATCATATTGAATTGAGCTAATATTGATATACCCGTATGAGTCATCAATTCATTACTATATACTCTAATATAAAGGAAACATCCAGTCATAGCTCTAAAATAATGAAATAGACATTCGTTTAAAACCTCGATAAATTTAGACTGATCATTATTATGGAAACTTGCATCACATGTTATAACTGTTACGCTTTCTGCGTCAATACCTTCTAGTTTAGAATGAATAAATCTTGATGTAATATCACCACCATAAAGGGTAGTGTAGTCTATAATCAATCTATGTTTATGTGTATTAATAGATTTAATGACTTCAGGATACATAGCAAATTCACCTTCATCATTATCTCTCAATGTAATGTAATGAAATTTAGATGATCTTGTTAATTCTGACAGACACCATAATGTACCTCCTAAGCCATCCCCAATAACTATACCTAATGCTTGTCCGTACTGTGTTTGTTGTATACGATGTTTCTCTAATGATTCTAACAAATACGTCATGCTCCCAGTGGCAAGACCAAAAACTTTACCATAACTCCTTTGTGTATGATATACGATAGGACTATTTTTGACTCTTGTCAGAGAATTCAGCGGTTGTAATACAGCTGGAACATCTCTAACTGAATTAGGATTGAACTGATAATTAGTTAATCTTCCTGGCACTAGTCTACCAAATCTAAACTTAGATACATTAAGATCTCCCATCAGCTCTTCATCTTCACCTATAGCGTGATGTCGTTGACGATGCCAATAATTAGGCTCTAATCTTATACTATTTTTACAATTTACTATATCTGTATATACCAAGCGTATACTGATAAGATCTAATGTTACATAATGAACAAATAGTGATTGTAATTGATCATACATATCAATAATATCTATAAAGTTAATAATGATATAAGTATTATATGCCGCATGGTATAACCTCCACCCATCGTGTCTATCTACTACTTCTTGAGTATATCTATTAGGGTTTAAAGGTAAACCTGTGGCTTCTAATTTTTGCTCAAAGAAATTAAACATATTATTACAAATCATGTTGACATATGCAGCATCTAATGTTACATTATGACCTAATAAAATAGGTATATTACCATGCTCATGGGATGGTCTATTAGCAGTATTTAATAAAGGATGATCTGTTAATGTAGTCCAATTTTCTTCTAAATAATCAAGAAATATTTCACAGAATAATCTTATATAGATATAAATAAGACGTGCGCTAATTCTTCTCTCAGTGGAAAACTCTGTAAGAGTAACATCTCTACTTATTAGATATAGATTTCTAATTATGATATCATAGTTAGGTATAGCATCTGCATTTATTATGAAAACCCCGCCAGTATGTGAATGATAAGCTGTATTTATGGAACTAATATAGTGTCTCCGTATTTTAGTTATCAAATGCTTAACTACCTGAGGATCAGGAGATGATGCTAATCTTACAAATGTGATATTGTTATTTGTATTCTTCATGTGTTTCAAACAATGAACACCTATCATTTGAACTTGACTAAATCCTGATACAGCATCTTTCCTAAAAGTAAATCCATACTGATCTTCTAATTCATCTAAAAATGTTAACCATATACCTGCTTTATTCATGATTTGATATAATGGATACCATGGTAACTCAGCAATTGGCTTCTGTTCTATAGCTATTTCTAGTTCGGTATTCACAAGGCCTTTATAATGCCACCAAGCCCATGATTGTATGAAATCACATAAAGCTTCAAAAAGTTCTACAGTATTCATCTTTTTGAGTTCTGTGATAGTAAAATTTGATTTTTCTGATGTCAATCCCCTCATATACATTATATCTCTATAACCCTCTTGATTCAAGTTAGCACCTCCTTCAGTATATCTAAGTTCCATCATTGGATAAAAATGAGCATCTAAGAAGTTTTGCATCAATCCAACAATAGCTTCTTGTCTACTTAAAGCCGTTGTATTTCTCGGTATAATCGTAGGGTTCGCCAACTCAGAAGTAGCAAGTTGTCTATACAATTCATCTGTTGACATTATTGTCTTAATGTTTGTTAATTGATCAGGTTGAAATCCATCTAGAGTGTCATCATCGAAATACATCAACTCGTCCTCATGTTTCAAAGGTCTCATACAGAATGTGCATTCTGGGGTTATCAACCAATATTTCTCACAGATATTATATTCTGGCTGTATTTGTTTAACTAGAGAAATCATCATAAATGAATGAATATAAATTTGAACAAAGTTAATGTAGTATTTATCATTACTATTAGTAATAATTGTATGAGACGATGGGTTTCCCGAGAACTTCGTAGCATTGTTACTTAAAACATTTGCTGATACTCGAGCATCAAAGTTCCCGCCGGGTTGATGATGTGCTGATGTACCAGCCATACGTTGACCAATATATTCACTTAATTCTCTTGGGTCAGCTCTAGAGTACTGACTAAATAATTTCACAAATATTTTGTAGCAATTTGAAGGATAAGTATAAGGTGGTTTGACCCCTGTACTCCAACTAATACCTGTTAATAAAGCAGAAGCTTTATGTGCAGCAGGTTCTGCTGACTGTATTTTTCTTATAGGTATACTATTACCTGATGGTGTGACAGCTCCTATTAATGGTGAATATGTTCCAGGCTGGAAATCCCAACTGTAATTCTTTAGTGGTGTAATTTTTGATTGCTCATATCCATATGACATTACAAAATGATTTCTAATGTCGTGTTCTGTGATCTTAGCGTTTGGACTTTCTTCTTTAATTGTTATAAAATGCCTCATGCATGGCATTGTGACCCCAATAACTTCTTTTCCATACATTATTTTCCTAATATTATAAGCAATTTCTGCAGGACAATTTTGTTTAGACAGTGTTCTCCAATACATCCAGCTGTAAGTATGTTTCTTATCCTCAAGACCCATTAATTTATTATACCTCCATAATTTTAAACGTTTATCAGCTTTAGCACATTTTAATAATAAACTTTTAGCTGTACGATAATCAAAACTTGCAATATATCTAAACATACTTTGACCACTCTCCCATTTCTTTAATAGTTCCGCACGATAACCAAATACTGATTTACTAAACATAAAAGATAACATTCTAGCATCATACATATCTGCGGTCTCTAATACACTCATTAAATTCTTCTTTTCTTCATCAAGATTTGTGCTAAATAGTTCTTTAATTAATGGATTCTGTGATTTTCTTTTAATTACTGATGATAATTTCTCTCTTAATATTGATTCCGGTAATGAAGGTTTATCTTTTACATAGATCATATAACTATCACGACATAATGATTCTAATTTATTTTCATCTGTAGGAGTTAATAATAAAAATCTTTCTAAATATGTATATACCTCTGGATAATGTACTTCTGCAAATTGCACGTATTCTATAAATGGAGATAACATATCTGATTCTGTTCTTACTAGGAAATTATGTAAGTAGATTATTGGTGGTCCTCCTAACATTGAAGGTGTTAAAAGCATAGCTACTTTTGCAGCTTCTGGCAATGTTTTATATTTTGAGTCTCTTTGTATGTATAAACTTGACCAAAATAATCCTGTCAAATAGCAAGGTAAGGGATTTACACCTACACGTGATGAGCTATGAGCATTACTAAAACTTGCTGATATATAATTATCCACATTTTGCAGAGTAGAATTAGATGCTCCATATGTCTTTTGTATTTTACGAAATACTTGACCTAACTCTGCTTGATGTATTGAAGCATTCTTCGAAAATGCAAGAAAATTTAATGATGCATAACTATCATCCATTTTGATTTTATGACCTACCTTCTCTAAGTATCCTGATACATGGCTTAATATTCCTACTCTAAGTTCTTCGATTGATATTTGTGATAGATATGTTTCTGGTATTAGAACTACAATACGTAGATCATCGCCTTTACATAGTACATGATATAAATATGGTAGTTTTGCCATTGCTGCATGTACTTGAGCTAAGTAAATGAAAACCCATGTATATTGATTAAGACCTTCTATACCACCATATTGACCATACCATAAATGTGTAGAATCTTTATCTGCTAAATAATAGATCAGATGCTCATAATACTCCTGAACATATGTGAAATGCTCCGTATCAAAGATATCATCTAATAATGTTAAAATGGGTTTACAAGCTAGATTTCTCCATCCACTACACCATGATGATGCATCAATACTAATAGATATAGCTTTATAACCTTTGTATTTAGCAGCAAGATTTCTCATGATTACTAGTTTTCTGGATATCTCTAATTCTGTACATGTCATAGCTTGTTCATGACAAAATAACTCCTCTAGTGTTGCAACATTATATTCTTCTTTAAGATGTTGTATTCTATTTTCTATCGTTTGACAGCCAAATCCTCTAAAAGCAATTTTCAATTCTTTTTCTTTTGGTACAATCCTCATTACATTATAATCTTTTAACAATTCCCATCGTTCATTTCCTCTCATATCATATATTCTCTGATGATATTCATCATGCCTAGTCATTCCTTTACTATCCATGAAATGAGATAATAGTAGTCTTGTCTTCTTATAATATTCACTAGCACTGATCTTTTCACCTTCTGCTTGCCTTAACACATCTTTAGCAGTTTGTGTAATTGTTTTGTCTTTAATCAGAGCATTAACATCACTGTATAATTCAAATTCTTGGCATTGGCTTACTGTTACATAGGAATACATATTTAAGGTTATTTGCTGTCTTGATGCTAATACATGAGCTTTAGGGTGTAGTTTATTATTATATGCTGTTCGTATTACATCTGGTGTTCCGGGAGCAAATGTACAAGGTGGCCATTCTTTGTACTTATTATAATAATTACATATAAAAATCTGTTTTGCCATATAAGATGTCTCCGCTATTACTGTATAATCTAAATCTTTCTCATCTCTAGCTTTCTTTAGCATAGATTTAATACCTTCATTGATGTCGACAAAAGGATGACCTGCGATCTTACTTAAACAACCTAATTCATTTCTTAGTGGCCCATTAACAGATTGAAGAATGTCCATCAATGTAGAAGCATAATAATCAAATTTACATTCTGTAAGTAGTGAATCTGTTAAACCTATCATAAAAGCCGAATTAGATGGTCCATCAGCCTCTATAATATTTTCACCTATCACTATACTTTCTAAGGATTTTGCAATTGGAAAGAAATCTTGTTGTAAATTAGCAGCAAGTCTAAACCAGTAATTATAGAATCGTTCGAATTGATGAAATGACCCTTCTCCATATACTAATTCATTTGCGAATAGCATATACACATATACTGATATAAAATCACATAACTTATTATGAATTAAATTTAGATATTGCTTTGGTAACAGATATTGTTCTCCTTTCATATCTATAATTACAATATCATTTCCTACATATGTTATCCAATTAAGATGGTGGCAAGTAATTGTTCTAGACTTAATTAATTCATCCCAAGTTGATGTCTTTTGAGATATATTATCTAGACTCATGCAATTATTAACCCAATGATCAACTATATGATACATTGATACCAAACGTCGTAAGACATTCATTCTGTGTGGTGGTAAAGCTGAAATTGTGTCTTCTATATAATTTGTCTTATCAAATTTGATATCCTTTAAAGATCCCATAATGAAATCTAAGGAAAACTGTGCTACTTTACGTATGGTTTGCATTATAGGTTTTATTAGATTGTTTGTTGTATTATTCAAACATTTATATTCATCTCTATACGAAAACATTCTTGTCATTATCACAGGATAAATATGATAATTTGATTTGATATCTTCATGGTTTACTAGATTATTATGTTTGAGATGATAAACGAATCTTTCATCAGCTGTTGATGTTATAGGATCGCTGGTAAGTAATAATGCCCTTTTCGCTAAAACGATTGTAGAATCTCTCAATGCCACATTCAATTTCTGATCTATAATCAGCTTCTTTGCCTGAAATTCTGTAGTAATACCGACATCATAAGGATCTCTAGTATTATACTCCATTATAATAGAATAAAACTCAAATAATGATACAATAAATTTAACAAATATAAAATACTTAGAAATGAAAATTTAAAACTTATTTAATAACTATTCTCATGATATTATTTTATATGCTTGCTGG